TGCCGCGCTCGGCCGTGTATACCCCAAGCCCAGATAGGTTTATCCCAAACGTCTGGCCTATGTTCGCGCCAGCGTACAGCGGGAAGTCTTGCCCCCGATCAAAGTCCTCCAGCACCGCGCAGCGGATCTCATCGCCGTCGCCGTACAGGCGGATCCGTCCGCTCCCAGGCTGTCCCACGGTCACGTCCAATCCGTCCCAGTTACTGTTATATGCATCGCACCCCAGCGTTGCCACCACGTAGTCCCAGCCGGCGCGCCCGTCATGCATCTCCACCCCGATTCGTCCCCCAGAGGGCACGACCTGCGTGCCCCACTTCTCCTCCGGATACGCGTCTTCGTCGATCAGCTCCCCAATCTCCTCCCCATTATCGTCCACCATGTACGGGCACCGTACGATCGTCCCGTACCTAGTCTCCGGCCCGATAAACCAGCCGTAGCCCAGGTGCCCATCTTCCGGCTTCCGGTAGCCGCGGGCCCCAAGCCTCTGCGGCACGTACGGCGTCGTCCGCTCTACGCGCAGCTCCAGCCCCGTGATGTATATCTCCACCTCCAGCGGGATCACGTCCAGGTCCCCCCACGGGGTGTGGACCTCGGCCGTCCACTGGGGATCGTTCCAATCATCCACCCAGGCAATAGTCCATGCATACCTAATGCCAGGCATCGCCACGCGGTTGGAGTCGCAGCCGCAATCTATCCGCCAGGTAGTCCAAGTATAAAGCGGATCACGTGGTCCTAGCGCTTTCACAGGAGCCGGACAGTCATCTCGTGTGTTTTCTATGCCAGCACTACCGCCGGTTCCACTCAACCAGGCAGCCTGTACGCTTCCGCTCCAATAGCTTCCGATCCAGGGATCAATGCGCCACTGCAGCTGCCCCACATAGTGCAGCTCAAGCTGCTCTCCGCCGGATACGCGCAGGTAGCTCATGATCTCTCTCCACAATGCCCGTCAATCGCGCTGTGCGGCCCTGCAAGCCGCTTTCCGCCGCCCCATAGGGAATTAATCGCAGCCCCAGGGGTTAGCCCGCGGGAGGCCCCTTTTTTTGCAACATCCGGTTCCCCCCGGGTCAGCCCGCCGCAGACCGCGCCGCGGACATAACCCTCCTCCAGGGGCACCGCCCTCATCACACAACACCCGCCAGGGCCGCCCGCACCTGCCGGCTCGCGATCGCCGAGATCTTCGTCTCCAGATCGTCCACCCCATACACGGGGGCCTCCACGCGCACATTCACCGCTACATTCGTCGGCCCACCGCGCCCAACCGCGGGCGCCGGTACCGCCGCCGGCCGATACGCCAGGAAGCTCTCTTCCCGCCGCACCGCCGCCCCGCGCACCTCTCCGCCCGCGGGCCGAGGCGCCAGGCCCAGCACACCACGTGCATGCCGCAACTGTTCCGGCGTGATCGGGGCCCCCAATATATCTTCCAGCCGGCCCCGCGTCCCCAGCAGTTCCTGCACCTCGCGCCCTCTTCGCGCCGCTTCGCGTCCCGCTCGCCAAGCCCCCACCGCCGCGATAATCGTCCGGATGATGTCCCATACGCTGATCAGCGCCCCGACTATCCCCAGCACCTTGGTCCCGATCTTGCCCAGTACCGGCAGCAGGGCCCGCCCCAGCGCCGGCACCGCCTGCGCCAGCCACTTGGTCACCCCCGTGATCCGCAATAGCCACAGCCCTACCCGCCCCAGCAGCGTGGCCACCAGCGGCAGCAACCCCGTCAGCTTCTGGAATAGCACCAGCAGGATCCCCACCTGTGTAATTGTCGGATGCTCGCCCGCCCACTGCAAGATCCGGCCGATCCCCGCCAAGATGTGCGGCAACGCCGCACGTAGCGCCTGCAGGATACTTAACAGGTTCCGGCCCACCTCCGCCAGGATAGCGCGCCATTCGGCGACTACGGCCTCTGCCTCTGCGGGCGTCAGCGAGAATGCCTGCGCGATCAGCCGCCCCATCTCCTGCCAGATAGCGCTCCCCTGCAGGCTGGCCAGCACCTGCTGCAGGGCATCCCGCACCCCCTGGGCCACCGCACGCGCAAGCCCTCCAAGCGCCTCCGCGGGGAACCCACCGCCGCCGGTCAGCCAGCTGTATAGCCCACTGACCCCCGCGGCGAGGTTCGCCATGATCGCGCGCCAATCGCCGGCCAGCCGCCGGCCGAATTCCCCCAGCCACGCGCCGATCCGGCCGAACATCGCCCGCATCGCCGCCGCGAAGCGCGCACCGCCGGCCCCCGCTACCCACCGACTGAGGCCCTCCAGGATCGCGCCCAACCGCGCCGCCCAGCGTTCGAACACCCCCAGATCCGCAGCCCGCCCCACGATCTGCGCAAAAACCTCCAATAGCCGCCGCACGGCAGGCGCTAGCCCGCGGCCCAAGCGAATAGCAGCATCTTCTACGGCGCTACGTAACAGCTTCCATCGCCCCTGCATGGTGGCCAGTTGCCTCGCCTGCATCTGATAGGCCATGTTGGTCCCTGTGATCGCCCGCTTGAGCGCGATCAGGGCCCCAAGCTGCCGCGTCAGGATGCTATAGGCCAACACCCCCCGCACGCCGAATAGTCCCACCGCATCCGCGTAGCTGATCTGCGCCCGCCGCAGGCGCTCCAGCACCTCAAACAAGCCGTGCGCCGACACGTCAAGATCTTTGAGCGAAAGCCCATACTTCTGCAGCGTCCGGATACCGGCCGGCGTCTGCCGCGCCAACCCCGTCAAAGCCATCCGTAGCGATGTCCCCGCCATGCTCGCGTCTAGGCCATTATTCTGCAACAGGCCGAGGGCCGCCGCCGTAGTCTCCACGTCCAGGCCCATAGCCCGCGCTACGGCCCCGACATAGGGCAACGCCGTAGCGAGATCTTCCATCTTCATCAGGGTCGCCGACGTGGCCGCGGCCAGCACGTTGACCAGCCGATCAGTCTCCTCCGTCCCCATTCCGAATGCCGCCAATTGTGATGTGATCAGTTGTGCAGCCGCCCCGAGATCGGATAGCGTCCCCTCCGATAGCGCGATCACGCCCCGCGCCGCCTGCATCGAATCTTTGACGCTCAACCCCGCCGACGCAAGTTCATAGAACACCTGCGAGATCTGCTGTCCCCCGAATGTGCTGGTCCGCAATAGCTGCAGCCCCAGCCGGAACATAGCCTCCTCCGCCTCGTCCGCGGCGCGCCCCACCACTCCGGTCACGGTCACCGCATTCCGGATCCCTTGCTCGTAATTCGCGAATGCGTTGATTGCCGCCCGCAGCCCGTATGCTACGGTGCCCCCCAGGATAGCCTGTGCCCACATTGCCCGCCGTCCCGCGATTGCCAGCCCCCGCTCAATGCGCCCCATGCTCCAGCTCGCCATCCGCCCCAGTTCCGTGAATGTCCGGTTCGCGGTAGCTCGCAGGCGCTGCAGGCCCAAGCTCGCCTGATCCTTCAGCCCCACGATCAGCGATACATCAAATTGCCGGCCCATCGGCTCTTCCCCTCATACGCAATGCGGCACGCCTGTGCTCCTGCTCGGCGTGCCGCTCGCGCGCGTTGATAATTGCCAGCCAGCGCCGCACCACGGCGGCAGGCTCCTCATTGAGCGTTCGGCGTGTATACCCGGGCAACTCGCGCAACAGCACGAAGTCTATCGCCTCCGGCCCCGCATCCGTCCGCCGGCCGGCCACCCATTCCGCCGCCCACGATTCGTACCGGATCCGTCCCGCCTCACGCCCCTGCGGGAAACGTATCATCCCCCATCGCCGTCCCCACCTCCAGCAGCCGCCGCAAGCAGATCACAACAAACCCCGCCGGCAGCGCGTCCCAGACCTCCCGCGTCATCTCGGTGATCGGCTCGCCATTCGGCCCCTCCAGCCCCTCCACGCGCCGAATAACCCCGAATATCTGCTCCTCCACTGCATTGATGCTTTCCGGCCGCGATTCGTCCAGCCGCCCCACCGCCGCCTGCAGCGCCTTCAGCTGCCCCCAGGTCAGCGATACCCACAGGGTGACGTCCCAGATTTCCACGCGCGTCAACTCGCTGCCGATCTTCACGCGGCACTCCTCCTATGCTATTGCTACCGTCACTGCGGACAGATCATTCGGCCGGCCGTGCATCGTTAGCTCGTATTCCACCAACTCCCCACCTTCCACTATCCGGTTGCTCACCCCGTCCACCCGCAGGTCACTGCCGGTGATGGTGAGCGTGCTCGCAGGCGTGCCGTAGGACGTGGTTGTCAGCTCCATACCCAGGACCGCCCCACTATCGCCCAGGTGTGCCAGCCCCATCGGCACGCGAACTGTTGCCGTCACTGAAGTCGTCCACGGCCCCGGCTCCGCCCACACTGGCAACCGCGCGGACCCAGCCGCCTTGGCATCCAGGTCAGTATGCAAGCTGATATCGTGCTCCAAGCGCACCGTCCAGCTGCCCACGTGGTAGCTTTGCCCACCGATGGTGCAGGTAGCCCCATGCCACGGGAATGGCTCGGCATTGCTAGGCGTGGCCGCGGTGATAGTGGCCGAAGTCAGCGATAGCGCCTTCCACTCGTAGTTCACTGCCACTACACCGTTCTCCTCTAGGCTCAGCTCCACGGCGGTGAGGTATGCATCACCGTATTGAACTCCGCCGGTAGCGTCACCCGCCAGCCCCGCCTGTATCGTCAGCGCGTCAGGCAACTCCCCAATACTGGCCGGGTATATGTACGGGATAAGGGACCCAGCCTGCAGCGAAGTGTCGGCAGAACCTGCCGGCTCGATCATGTTAAGCCACTCCACTACGGTACCGCCAGCACCCAGTGCATGCTCCCATTCGCCGCCATCAGGCGTGGCTTCACCTGTGTGCCGGTCAAACGCAGTAAAATCTCCGGTATCGCCAACTCTCCACTGCAATACCTGATCAAATCCCGAGCTCATCGCTTCCCTCCGGCTCTTCGGCGCCTTCGGCGCCTGCAGTATTCTCTCTCGCTGCCCCTTCCTCGGCCGGCACCTCCGCTATGCATTGCGGATACAGGGCCGCCAGCCGTTCCGCCTCCGGCCCCTCCACGATCTCGCCCACCCGATACCGGCCGCACCAGCGGCGCACTCGCACTCGCATCTTTGCCCTCCTCGGCCTACAGATCGGTGCAATACAGCCGCACCTCAACTTCCACCACTTCCAGCTCGTAGCTTTGCTCGCTTTCGCTCCTCAGTTCTCCCCCTCGCGTCCCCAGCACGCGCAATGTAGTCCAATGTGGCGGATCGGCGCGGTAATCGTACAGGACCCGATATGTATTGGCCAACAGGATACTCAACGCCTGTTCCACCTCGGCCGGATCCCCTACGCGCTGGACCAGCAGCCCCAGCTCCCACAGCATCACCTCGTCCACCCCGCGGATTCCGCTCGCGTATGCAGGTTCGGCGCCCCGGGCGCGATACACAAAGATCGCGTACGGCGCGTTGAGCGCGCTGATCCGCGGCGGCCCCAGCAGGATTACCGGCTGCTCGCGCAGCCCCTCCCCCATCCGCTCATCCTCAGCCAGGATCCGCGCCAGCCGTTCCGTGATACCGCTATAGGTATAGGGCCCCAGCCTCATCACACGGCCCTCCGGATCCGGTCATACACGTAGCCCACGAATCTCTGCGCCCCCGCGGGTTCCCAGCCCACGAAGGGCCGCGCCGGCAGGCGCCGGCCGCCGAACTGATGCTTCCGCCCGTACCGTTCCCGCGCCCCCACCTCGACGTAATCCCAAGTCGCGAATGCGCTGACAGACCGATATAGCATCCCCGTATCTCTCAGTATGCGGATTCGGCCGCCTTTGCGCTTCCCCTTCCGCCGCGCCTCAATAGTCACCGGCGACAGCGGTACCCAGGGCTTCCCTGCCGCCTGCCGGACCACTCGCGTCTGCCCAGGCCGATCCGATTCCGCCGGCCATTCGGGCGCCGCCTCCCGCGCGAAGCAAGTGTGAATGTAGCGCACGATCGCGGTCCCCGCGGCCTGCAGCAGTCGCTTGCGATGGTGCGGTTCCACCACCAGCGCCAGGCGGGTCAGTGCTCGGTCAACTCGCTTCAGCCCACTAATCCGGGAGCCCATGGTGCCTCCTTAGGGCTTCAGCCCGAACTCCCCGCCAGGCGGCCGCGCCACGGCCGGTCGGAACCGGCTGGGCACCTGCGGCAGCGCCGGGTGCGCCTCACGCTTCACGAGGCTTTCCACATAGCGCAGGGCCGCGTCCCTTTCCAGGCGTAGCGCATCCGCCAGGTCACTCCCAACTGTGCTCGATAGGTGCCCCAATGCCAGCGTATACGCCGCAATCCGCCCCACGGCCCCGCGCACCTCCACCGGCACAACCGTGCCCCATGGCCAGCCCGCCGGGTACCGCGCCCTTAGCAGCGACTGTACCTGCCCAGTCGCCTCCAGCACCGCCGCCTCCAGCTCTGCGCGGTCGCCCCCCAACATTACCTCCACGTCAGGCAGGAACCGCTTCACGTCGGCCGGGTTCGCCCAACCTCCACTTACCAGTGGCGCACCCGCATCGTAATAGTCCACGGGTACCTCCCTTCTGCTGTGGGGGCCGAATCGCAGGCTTCGGCCCCCACCCACCAGGCGGCCAACTAGCTCGTGACGTCCACGTCAGCTATGATCTCGTCCGGGTTCATCACTACGGGACAGCCCGTCCACTCATACTGAATGGTGATGCCATCCCGCAGGCCCTCGCCGTCAATTCGGTGCACGAACAGCCCGCGGGTCCCTTCGGGCGCATGTAGCGAAGTCGGGCTGCACTCAATCAGCATCCGATCGCTGTTGTCCCCCGCGAGGAGGATCACGCCGTTCTCGGGGATAAACGGCCGCAATGTCCCGTTATCGTCATATACCCCGCGGACCACGCGCACGTTGGTGTCAACCAAGCGCAGCAAGCCGGTCCCCAGCAGCAACTGGGCCCGTTCGGCATCCGTCAGCAGGGCCAGCACCCCCGCGTTCTGCCGCAAGTACGACATGACCCGAGACCCCACGATCAGCGTATCGGCCACCTTGCCGCCGTCCTCGGCGATCTTCGCGATCCCCGCCTCAATATCGCCGATGATATCAGCGTCGGGATCGCTCCAGTCGGACGTATGCAGCACCAGGTGGTCGTCCCTATAGCCCAGCTCCACTACGGTGTCCTCCTCCAGCCCCGGCTCGCGGAAGCGGAGGCAGCCCGGGCGGGTCGGGTCCGCGCCCAGCGCCTGCGCGCGCAGCAATTCAATCCGCCGCTCCAGGCGCCGCGTCAAGTTCTGAATATTGCGCGCGACCCACTGCTCGCCATTCTTCTGGTCCAGCTCGCCAGGGGCTCGCAGGTTCGCCACCGTGTGCGCCGGAATCGTCACCTGCTCTGCGATACTCGGCGCTCGCAGAGTCACGGTCCCTCGCTTCACCTGTGCTACCGGGTTAGGTGCCCCATCCCGCGTGTTCAGCTCGGCCATGTCGCGGGCATAGGTCACGATATCGTACGTCACTGTGGCTCCCGCGGTGGGGGCACCAACGCGCGGGAAGTAAGCCGCCAGCGGCAGCTCCATTGCCTCAGCAAACTTCTGGGATAGTCCTATGATATTCACAGGCTCCAGTATGTCCATCATCCCACACCACTCCTTCCTATATCAGGTCAAACAGGCGCAGCTCGGCACGGATGCGCGCGTCCACTGCGTCGGAATCGGCGCACCCGCCGACAACGTCTGCCAAGCGGGCCTGCCCGCAGCTCACCCCCACAGCGCCCACCGCTACCCTCTGCCCAGTCGCCAAGTTCTGTGTGGCCACGTCGCGCCTCAGGACTACCGCGTTGCCACCCATCTGCTCGGTGTCCTCGACTAGCACGATATCGCCAACTGCCACCCCAGCAGCAGCAGCCGCGGTCAGGGTCAGCTCGCCGGTCGTCAGGTCCACGTCAGCCACTTCGCCTATCGTGGTACTGTCGGCCGTCGGGCTCGCGGCCGGCACCACGCCAATCGTGTCGCCGACTGCAAACCTCTCCGGGTCAGCCACCGTTACTGCAGTGGATACGTAGACTGTCGCCTCCGCCGTAGCCGGAGACATCCGTACCGGCAGGTAGTGCCCATCAGCCCCAGGTGCCATCAGCGTCATCGCCCGAATCGTCGTCACTGGGGCCACACCGTCAGGGTCCTGTGCGGTCGCCGCTACCACTATGCTTCGCGTCATCAGCTCCGCCGTCAGCCGCGGCCCCTCAGTGGTTTCCGTCTTGCCTATTCCGTACTCACTCGCCATTTCTGCCCACCTCCTACTTGCTTGCCAGCTCGACTAGCCGGGCCAGCTCCTCGTCAGAATATACTCGCGGTTTGTCATCGTCTTCCCCAAGTCCAGGGTAGGCCCGCCCAGTCGGGCCACCAGCCAGCTTCGGTGCCGTGTCCCTCAGGATTCGCACCAGCACCTCCACGGCCTTCACCGATTCCGTTTCCCCGTCAGCGCGGAGGACCTGCACCTCACGGTCGCTCTGCAGCAGCAGGTCCAGCAGCGCCCCCACATCACTTCGGGTCGCGGGCCGCACCGCCCCCGCGGCTACCAGTTTGTCCACCAGCGCCTCCACCTGCGCCGTACGGTACGCCCGCTCCAGCTCCGCAATCCGCGCCTCGGCCTCGCGGTGCGCCTGCCGCAGCAGCTCCACTTCTTCTGTCGGCACGCCCTTCGGCCCGGACCGCGTCTCGCTCTCAGCCAAGACCTCGGTCTCAGCTTTGTCGTCGCCGGACTCTTCCCCAGTGCTCATGCCGCCAGCCGGGTCCAGGTCCCGAAACTCATCCAACGCCTCCACCTTTTCCCGGCCGGCAAACAGCCCGGCCAATACGTCTACAAACCGGCTCCAAGTACTCATACCGTCACCTCCGTTCATCGTGCTACCGTCGCGACAGGATCCCGCGGACGGTGTGTCACCACCATCCCCACGGGCCAGGTCAGTCCACTCCTCTCTGTTGATGACTATTTCCCACGGTAGGCCCCTTACTGCGGGCCAATCCACCCAAGCCGCGCCCACCAGGGCCGGCCCAACCTCGTCGCCGTCAGCGGTCACGTAGTTCGGCACTATCTCGGCCGAGACATAGCGCAGTCGCCCCTCCGCTATGTCCTCCAGCATCCCAGGCTGCACGACATGAACTTCGCCTAGCAGCACCCCCGTCTCCTCATCGTAACTCAGGTCCACGATCCACCCCAACGTGATCTCGGCCGCGTCCACGTTCTCCGGCCGCCCGTTCGCGTAGGTATGCCGTGATTTCAGCGCTGGCGTTACTGCTTCCCGCTCCGCTATCAGCCGGTGGTTTCTCACTAACGCCCGCAGGCGCTCAGCGTCGTACTCGACGCCGTTCCACCGCCCCGTCCTCAGCAAGGGTAGGCCCACCAGGTAAGTCTCCCCGGCACCTCTCTCTTCCACCTTCACCCCGATCGGTGTCTGCACGTACAGGCTCACTGCCATGCCGTCAGCGTCCCCGGCACTAGTCTCCTCGGCCATCGGCTCGAACTCTCCTCCTTTGGCTTTGCACCATGCCCGCGCTTGGCGGGTCGCGGCCTCGCCACCCCAGCCTTCCTCCCGCCGGAACCGGACCGCCTGCAACTCCAGCCCGTCGCCCTTCTGCTGGTAGATGTGGTCAACCCAGCGGCCATCCACTTGCGCCGCCTTCTGCTTCCGGCGGAAGGGTCCGTCACCAGGTTCCGCCAGTCGGCAACTATGCTCGTTGGGGTACGGCATACTGTCAGGCCACCTCCACCCTTGCGGCCCCACTGCGGTCCCGTACAGAATACCTCTGTTTCGCTCTGTATGCCTCTGTGAGCCTCGCGGCCACGCCGGTGGGGGCCAGGCAACCCATGCCACTAAGCGGCCCTCTACAGCCCAGTTTTCGCGCCTGCCCCCTCCATCACTTCAGCCACCAGCCGGCCGCCGCTCCACGCGCCAGCCACCGCAGCGCATCCCTCACATCACCCGTCGCCGCCGCCAGGTCCGGCCGCAATAACTCACTTATGCTATAGGGTTCACCATCCGGCAGGTCCGCCACCCCGAACCCGGGCAGCGGGAACTCGTCAGGTCCAGCCCCAGCGAAAGCCTCCGCAGGCGTCACCGCCGGCAACTCCTCCCAGGCCAGCACTGGCGATAGGGTGCTCCGGCACTGGTAGTGCAGCGGTGGGGTCACTGAAGCCGGTGCCGCCCCGATAGGGAAGACTTTCCCGTTTAAACGCGCACACACTGGTGTCGTCCTACTGTCCACCACGGCCATAAACTGTACTTTCCCCACTATATCAGTCTGGCGGTAGTGTAGCAAGGCCCCATGCGCGTACATCGTCGCCAGCTCGGTGCGGGCCACATTCTCTGCATGCGCCCAGCCCAACCCATATGTGTCGCGCAGCTTCCGCTTGATATCGTGCCAGGCCAGGCCCTGCGCCGCCCCGGTGGCCACCCGCGCCGCCAGTTCGCGCCGTGCCTTCTCCTCCAGCGCCCACGTCAGCGGCGGGACCCGCGTCGCCGCATAGTACTCCACCCAATCCTCGGGGATCAGCAGCTGGTCCAGCCGCCGGATCAGGATCTCGGTGGCCTGCGCCGCCGCGTCCCCGCGGGCCGGCCCCGCCGCGTGTATCACCGGCCGCCGGCCGATCGCCCGCCGCAATCGCGCTGGCAGGTCCCGCCGGATCCGGTCCACGGTAGCCTTGCGCGCCGCCCGGTAGCCAGCGCGAACTACATCCGCCAGCACCCGGTCCACCCTTTCCAGCTCCGGAAACGGCAGGCGCTGCGCCTCAGCGAAGCTCCCCGCCGCCGCCACCCGCCGCCAGTAGTGCCGGCAGGGTTCGCCGATAGCCTCCACCAGCTCACCTTCCAGCGGCCCCCAGTCAGCCCTCACTCCAGGTACCTCCGGCCGGTCGCCAACAGCCGCGCGGCCAGCTCAGCCGGCCCTTCGCCAGGGTCAGCGGCAGCCGCCGCATTTTCGGCATCCCCAGCACTCGCCAATACGTTGCCGAAGACTTGTCGCCACCGCTCCTCATCGGCCGGGTTCACGCCTCCCCGTTGCCAGGCCAGGTTCATCGCCTGCTCCACTGTCTGCAGCACCCGCGCTAGCCTTTCAAGGTCCTCGTCCACTAGCGGGTCCCAGCGCCAGCTCGCCGGCGCCACATCGCCGACGTTGACTGCCAGCAGGCGATTCGCCAGTTGTTCCTCCAGCACCCGGCCTAGCTCCTTGCGGATCCCATCGATCACGTCCAAGAACAGGTCGCGGTTTGTCTGCGCCATCGCTCGCGTGCCGTACTCCGGCTCTGCCATCAACAGCCGCGGAGTCAGCATAGCTAACCACATCTCGCGCTCAAGCGCGGCTAGCCGCAAGTCAAATGCTTTGCCTCCGTCGCCTCCCACTACCAGTGGCTCCACTTTCCATTCCATCCCAGGGGTGTATGGCAATGCCAGCGCCATCCCCGGCTCCAGCTCCGCAAAGACGCTCGTCACATATTCGGCCGCCGAAACTGTCTCTCCGGTCGCCGGGTCCTCCACCGTGTCCACTGGCACTTGTATCACTGGGGTGGGTGCGGCCAGCCTTTCGCAATATGTGTTCCAGTAGGCGCTCAGGCGCACTCGCGCGAACCAGACTGGCCGCGCCGCTTCCAGTAGGCTCTGGCCGAAGACTTGCTCCCGTAGCTCAGCGAAGGCGGGCCAGTATAGCACCCGCTCAGCAGGCAACTCCACCGCATCCTCGCCGGCCGCTTGTGGCAACTGCCGAAAGATTTCCACCCGGCCACTATGCGGGTCCGGCACCAGCCCGACCTCACTGCCGTACCGGGAGAAGAAACTCAGTGGGTGCAGCAGCGCGGTACTCCCAACTGTCCACTCATCAGCCAGATTCCACCGTAACTCCACCACTGCGAACCCCGCCCACAGCGCACTTAGCAACTGGGACACTACCCGCCCAACACCTCCATCGATCTCTTCCAGCCACCCGTTCAACCTCTCTGCTACTGCTGGGTCCGGGTGCTCACAGTGCCCCAGCCGCCCCAGTACCAGCGCCCGGATCACGGCCAGCCCGCTTCTCACTACCGGATCGAATGTCCGCATCAGGTAGTATTCGTGCACTCGCCGCCTCTGCGCTGGCCAGCGGGTATACGGCCCTACTTCCCACTGCTCCCAGCCGGCGGGGAGAGCGCGGCCGCGGGCCTGGCTTCGGATTCCGGCCGGCCGCGGGGGCGGCGCGTCCCGAAGCAGATCCGGCGCCGGCCTATCCGCGCCGCCGCGGATCGGGCCCACACCGGATCCGGTCCCCTCCGGTGCGGATGCCGCCGCCGGCTCCAGCGCGTCCTCAGCCTCGGTCTCCTCCGCAGGGCCACCGGCTGGCCCCGCGGTCAGATCGCCGATAGGCGGGCCCAGATCCCCCGGGGGCGTGTAGCACCCACCAGGTGGCATCCGCCGCGCGCGTCGCCTCTTGCCCATCTGCGTTCAGCCTCCGTATTGCCGCGGCGTCAGCGGGCGGCCCCGCCGGATCGCGGCCCCGCTTATCCGCCGCGGCCCCAACTCGGCCAACCCGACTATTGCGTAGCGCCAGGCGTCCATCGCGTGATCATTGCCCTTGGCCGGATCCGCGTCCACGCGGGGCTCCCCGTTCGCGTCCAGCC